GAATAACGTCACTTTGAGTGACGAAGCGCAAATTTGCCCGCCCGTATTGGAGCCTGCCTACCCAGCGCAGCGCACTCAAAGTCCCAATGCGCGGCGGGCTTTTATTTACGCCCTAACAGACCCGCGTACTAGCTTTATGAAACCACCGAAACCGACAAAGCGATTCCCGCTCAAGAAAGACAGCAAGCCCGCAAGGCTTAAAGCCGCACAGGATGAACTTGACCGGCGCGGGTTTAATACGCGGGCGTTTCAGACTTTAACTTGCGGCGAGTGCCGCTTCACTTTGGAGGCTTGGCTATGAGTAAAGTGTCCCTCTGCATGATTGTCGGCAACGTGTCCGAATACATCGAACGCTGCCTGAGAAACTTTGCCCCGCATTGCGATGAGGTTGTCCTAGTTCGCGCCATCGGTTGCGCGACACCGGACGACACCGAATCCATTGCCCGGCGCGTTCTGGCTGAATTGGCTATTCCGCTTGTGTGGGGCGAGTATAAGAACAAGCCCGGCCATGAAGACTGGAAGCACGTTGACGACTTCGCAGCGGCCCGCCAAACGAGCTTTGACTTAGCTTCTAACGACTGGTGTTTTTGGTGCGACTCTGACGACACTTTGGAAAGCGGCGGCGAACTGATTCGGCAACACGCCCGCGAAGGGCTTTATGCCTGCTACGTGTTCCCTTACAAAATCAGCGGGCTTGGCGTCAGCGTGCCACGCGAGCGGCTTATCAATCGCACGTCTGGCAAGTGGCAGTATGCTGTCCACGAATGTTTCAAATTTGACATTGAGCCGATTCAAGGCGCACAAGATGACCGAGTTGTCATCCTTCACGCTCCGCGCTTTGACAAGAGCGGAAGCAATGAGCGCAACCTCCGCATTCTCAAAAGCATTCCCGAAAGCGAAATGCACCCCGGTTTGCTCTATCACTTACACGGCGAATTGATGGGCATTGGCGATAAGGAAGGCAGCATTAAAGTAGCAGAGAAGGCGTTTGCCGACCCGCGCCTTGGCCGGGCTGAGAAATACGAAATGCTGATGAACCTCGCCCGCATGACTGACGACGTGGTTATGAGGGAGACGTTGCTTCACGAAGCCTACAAGGCAGACCCGTCGCGGCGCGAAGCCCTTGGCGTGCTTTCCTCCAATGCCCTTGACTATGGCAAGCCAGAGCTTGCGCTTACTTACGCCCGGCAAATGATGGCGACGCCGCCGCCGTTGCATAGGGACTGGAACAATCGCCAGAGCTTCTACGGCTGGCTTGGTGAGGACTTGATGATGCAAGCCATGCGGATGAACGGACACCGGGAAGCGGTTGACGTTGCCCGCCGTGCCGCTCTTGCAAAAGCTGGCGGCTGCCGCATTTCGCTCCTACACGCAACGCGAGGCCGTCCGCAGCAAGCCGTTCTTTGCCGCAAGGTCTGGCTGGATATGGCTGACAAGCCTGAGAACATTGAGCATATTTTTGTCTTTGACGAAGATGACCAAGACAGCCATCCGCTTCGCCGCTTTCACCATGCCGAGATTGCGCCCGGCGGCGGGTGCGTTGCGGCTTGGAACACGGCGGCGCAAATGAGCATTGGCGACGTGATGCTTCAACTCTCTGACGACTGGGTGCCATGCCAAGGCTGGGACACGCTCATTTTGAATGCCATTGGCGACTTGAAAAAGCCCGCCGTGCTGGCGGTTTCAGACGGTCACAGGAAGGACAAACTGCTTTGCATGGCGATTTGCACGCGGGCTTACTACTGGCAAGACTTCTTCCTGTTTCACCCTGACTTCACGGGCGTGTATAGCGACAACTGGTTCACCGATGTCGCCTACGCACGCGGGCAGGTTATCGAAGCCAAGCACATTGAATTCCTCCACCGGCACCCCATCTTTACGGGCGAGCCGATGGACAAAACGCACAGCGAACAAAACGCACCGGCCCGCTACGTGCAAGGTCAAGCCGTCATTGAACGGCTGCGGATGGGCAATGATTGGTCAACAATTCCCGGTTGGTTTAACTATTACGACTTCTACAGGCTAGTTGCGGACTCGCTAAAAGACGGCGACAGGGCCGTTGAGGTTGGCGTTTGGCTAGGCCGCTCAATCACGTATCTCGCGCAACGGATTAAGCGGGCGGGCAAGCAAGTCCAGATTTACGCCGTTGACAGCTTTAAGGGCGAGGAAGGACAAACCGCGCACGTTGATACGGTAGCGGCAAACGGCGGCAGCAACTTGGCCGAGTTTACGCGGAACATCGAACGCTGCGGCGTAAGCGACATCATCCGTGTGATTGAGGACGACTCAGCAAACGGCGCGAAATGGTTTGAGGACAGGTCTCTTGCCTTTGTCTTCATTGACGCCGCGCACGATTACGAGAGCGTAAAGCGCGACATTGCAGCTTGGCTTCCAAAAATGAAGCCCGGCGCAGTGCTGGCAGGGCATGACGCGCAACACGCCGAGGTTATGCGAGCCGTCAACGAGTTGCTTCCCGGTGCGGTTCCGCTTGTTCCGATTTGGATTTATCGCGTGCCGAAATGAGCGACCAAGTTCATCATCCGAAGCATTACAATAGCAGTCCGGCCAAGTGCCAGTGCGGCAGGCGTATTGAGTGCATAGACATCGCGCAGCATATGTCTTTTGCGCTGGGCAATGTCCAGAAATACATCTGGCGTGCAGGACACAAGGGCAGCACGATTGAAGACTTGGAAAAGGCTAGGACTTACTTGGACTACGAAATTAAACGCCTGACAAAATGAGCATTCTTCTTTCCGTCCTAACCCCCGCCGTCCCTAGCCGGTGGGCGCAGCTTCAAAAGCTGTCCGATGAACTGGCGCGGCAAATAGGCGACAAGCCGGTTGAACATCTAACCTTGGTGGACAACAAGCGGCGCACGGTAGGCGAGAAGCGGGACGCTCTTTTGCGGGCTTCACGCGGGCAGTATGTCGCTTTCTGTGATGATGACGACTGGGTGCGACCTAATTACGTAGCTAAAATTGTATCAGCCATACAATTCAACCCCGGCGTCGACGTGATTACTTTTAGCCAGCATTCGCAGGTAAACGAACACATTTCCGAAGTTTGCTTTGGGCTTGGCAATCCGAATCAGTCGTTTAATCCCGGCGGAACAACGTTCCGCAACGCATGGCACGTCTGCGCTTGGCGGCGCGGGCTAGCGGTTCAGAGTTTCTTTCCGGCTAGCAACTACGGTGAGGACTGGGCCTATGCCTCCCGCCTTTGCGCCGTTGCTAAAACCTCAGTTCACATTCCGTATATTCTTCACGAATATCACCACAGCAGCGCGACAACGGAAGCCCCTCCGCCCCAAGCCGGTTAAGGCTTGAGGATTGATTCTGAGGGGATTTCAGTCGTGCCGTTGCGGTCAATTGCAATCCCATTGCAAATACGGTGATACCAATATCCCGCTTGGTCTCCCCCCTCGCGCAGCGTAACCGTGCGTCTGGTTTTGCGATAAATGTCTTGGGCCGCGATTACTGCCTCTTGATACGTTCCGACCACGTCTTGAAACGTGCAGTTCATTGAAGGGGCTTTGTCGAGAATTGCGATTGTGTAGTTCGTTTTCATGTCTGCATCCTAGTCCTATGCCATCCCAAGTAAACCACAAAACGCGCTTTTGATACGATTAAAGCCAAGCTAATTAGTATGGCTTTACAAATAAGAGCGGATAATTGACCAAGCCACCCGCCTCTGTTACGTTGACAAGCCATGAGCCTAGCAACCGAAATGGACGCGGATATTGATAGCCTGAAGACAGAGATTGGCATTCTAGTAACGTCATCCGTAGCTTCCGTTACGTGCGTTTTCAACCGCATTGAACGGCGGCTGGATATGGGTGACGCTGGCTACCTAGACAACCGCGACGCGGAGATTGTGACCGTCTTGGGAGACTGGGCTACCGCTCCGACGGTTAATGACCGAGTGACAATCAGCAGCATCGGCTACCGGGTTTTAACTCGGCAGGATTCAGTCAACGGCATTCTCTCCACGATGGGGCTTACCAAGTCCAACTGATGAGCCTGTTTACGCTACAAGTTGACGACACGGTGTTTCGTGACAGGCTGAATGCTTTGGCGATGCACGTAGGCGACGCGGGCAAGGTATTGAAGCAGGAAGCCAAGATGCTAATGCGTGAGATTATCGCCCGCACTCCCCCTCAGGGCGGCACGTCTCGCGTTAGCCGGTATGAAACCATTGACGTTAATGCCCGCAGGCAGGGCGAGCTTGCCATTGCTAAAGATTTGAAGTCCGTTTTTGAAGTGATGTCAGACGCGAACTACGCAAAGTGGCTGAACATTGCCCGCTTGAAGCGGCTTCAACGCAGCAAGTCCGGCGCACGCTTCAAGTTCAACTACATCATGCCTAGTGGCACAACGGACAGGACTAAAGCGATTGTTGACGTTGAGCTTTACGGCGAGACGCTTGAGCAGATGCGCGAACACC